CCCAAGGTGCTCAAGGAATCACCGGAACAGGCACTACGGGTGCTCAAGGTGCCCAAGGTGCTCAAGGAATCACCGGAACAGGCACTACGGGTGGCCAAGGCCCACAAGGCCCACAAGGCCCACAAGGTGCCCAAGGAATCACCGGAACAGGCACTACGGGTGGCCAAGGCCCACAAGGCCCACAAGGCCCACAAGGCCCACAAGGTGCTCAAGGTGCTCAAGGTGCTACTGGTGGCTTTACTACCGGATCAAATGCACAAATCAACAGTCTGGGTGTCAACACATCTCCATCCGGAAGTGCCGGTGAAATTCGAGCAACAGGTGACATCACGGCTTATTACTCTGACGATAGACTAAAAACTAAGTTAGGTAACATCACAAATGCTCTTGCAAAAGTCAACTTGCTCAATGGTTTTTATTTTGAGCCTAATGAGATTGCACGTGCGTTGGGATACCCACATCGTCGTGAAATTGGCGTATCTGCTCAGGAAGTCTTCAACATTCTTCCTGAAATTACTGCACCAGCACCAATTGATGATAAATATCTGACAGTCAAGTATGAAAAATTGACCGTACTCTTGATTGAAGCCATTAAAGAACTTTACGAAAAGTTGAATGAGGCTAATGCACGTATTGCGAGACTGGAGGATAAATAATGGCAAGTTATGTTGAACTCTCATGTGATCAAGGAACAGATTTTAAGGTCACTCTTGATCTTACCGATAGCGATGAAAGCCTGATGAATATTGCTTCTTATTCATTTGCCTCTACTATGCGCAAGTCATATTATTCTCGTGCAGCGACAGCAAACCTGACAGTCACTATCGCCGATGCTGCTAATGGTAGCGTGGCACTTTCAATGAATGCTGCGGTGACTGCAAATATTCCTTCAGGTAGATATCTATATGACATCAAAATGACTGATCCTTACAATATAAAATCACGTGTGATCGAAGGAATCATTACAGTATTTCCACAGATAACTAAATAAATCATGACATTACCTGTTATTCCATCTAGCTCATTATCACTCAGCCAGATTCAAGCTGAATTCGGTGGGGCCAATCCTATTTCAATGGGTGAATACTATAGTGGTGGGTCATATGTCGGTTCTTCAGTGGCAAATTCAACGGGGGTTGTGATACCCGCATCCGGTAATGCCATCAAGTTTTCTAATTTCTCCGGTGCTTCAGCGATCATTGAAATTTATAGTGGTTCCATTAGAGAAGGGTATTCGTACAGCAGTTACGCGCCGACATTTGACTTTTATACTTATAAAGGATTGTCCACCTCCATCATGCCAGATTCATATGCAACTCCAGCCACATTAATAGATTCAAAAACTTTAGTCGAGTTTTATGATTATCAACATCGTTTCGGTGGCCCATATGGCACTATTCTAGATCAATATTCAGTAATAACAATTACCGGGTTCTCATCAGAACCAACAATTGGGTATCTAACTGGAGCAAGATTGGGATCTGGAACAAAATTAACTCCTGCTGGATATAATTATAATCCTTATTCTGGCACGGCAACCTGGTTATTTTATGATATTTTTGGATTTTCTGGTAGTGGAACACCGACAGTGAAAATATATCGATGATCATTTCAAAAGATTATAAAAAAGCATTCATATCTAACCCTAAAACAGGCACCAGAAGTGCTATATCAATTTTAGGGCCGTATGGCACAGTTTGGAAAAATCATCCAAATATTCAAACTGGATTATTGATGGCTTCTACTAAAATAGAGGGGTTTACCCCTTCTATGATAGAAAAAATCTATGTATTTTGGAGAGATCCCGTTGAACGGTTTATTTCATCCATTAATTATTTTAGAAGCCCACATGGGGTACTTTTTCTAATCAAAAATAAACCAGAATGGTTTTCTGGATTAGTTGATGAAATCGATTATATGAATTGGGTTCCCTCATCAGAAATTTTAAATAGAGCCAAAACTATAACTCCAGAACAAATTTTCTATGATCCTAATTTAATGTTTAGAAATGAAATATTTAATAAACAATCTAGATGGATTGACAACTCGAATGAATTGTTAACTGTTTATAACTATTCTAATTTTACAGAGTCAATGGCTTCTATTGCGGTCGAATTTGGTGCAAATAATTCATCATTAATTATACCAAAATTAAATGAGGGTATAAAGTTGACTACGACACTTTCTACCGAACTAACTAAAGCCGTTAAAGATTACTACGCCGAAGACTATCTATTAAAACCAGTATAAGAGAATACACATGGCAGAACCAAAATCCAGATCACAGCTTAAAGACTATGCCCTACGCAAACTAGGCTTTCCTGTCATTGAAATCAATGTCGATGACGATCAGGTCGAAGACAGAATAGATGATGCCCTAGATCTTTATCGTAAATTTCACTATGACGGAACAGAATATATTCATCTAGCCATGGAAATTACGGAAAAACATAAAGCAGATCGTTATGTTGAAGTGGATGAATCTATTATTGGTGTTTCTCGTGTATTGCCATTAAGTTCTTTACACGCATCATCGACATCCTCAGCCGGATTTAATATTTTTGACATCAATTATCAGTTAAGGCTCAATGACTTTTACAATTTGACATCATCCTCATATACCTATTATGTAATTGCGCGTGAGCATCTTGCGATGTTGGATATGATCATAACTGGAGAAGTGCCGATCAAGTTCAATAAGACGACTCATCGAATTTATCTGGACATGAATTGGGCAACCAAAGTGGACACAGGCTCTTATATTGTTTTTGAAGCATGGAAAATCACCGATCCGGATGAATATGAAAGTATTTTCTCTGATACATGGGTAAAGAAATACACTACGGCTGCGATAAAGCATCAGTGGGGTAGTAATTTGACGAAATATGATAACTATGTGCTGCCAGGTGGGATTACCATTAACGGCGATAAAATTTATGAAGAAGCTAAGAATGAAATGGCAATGCTTGAAGAAGAACTACGAGACACCTACGAAGCTCCACCCATGTTCTTGCTAGGATAATACTATTGTGGCGACAAATATATATTTTAATAATCAAAGAGCAAATCCAGAACAAGCATTGCTAGAAGACTTGATCATCGAATCCATCAAAAATCATGGAATCGATGTGTATTATCTACCAAGACAATCGCAATCAGTCACAGATCCATTATTTGGTGATGATCCAGCCAAAACTTTTAGAATTGCAGTTAAAGTCGAAGTTTATATGGAAAACTACACAGGATATGAAGGTGCCGATGAGTTCTTCAGTAAATTTGGATTAAATTCTCAAGGAAATTCAAAACTGTGCATTTCTCGTCGTACATTTGAAAAATATATTGGTAATGTGTTTGATGACCATCACGTTCCGAAAGAAGGTGATTTGTTGTATTTGCCTACTCATTATAAACTGATGGAAATTAAGTTTGTTCAAGACGAAAAAAACTTTTTCCAGTTGGGCAGAGATTCTATAAATCCTTACATGTATGGACTGTCAGTCGAAGCATTTAAATATAATGGTGAACTGTTGCAAACTGGCATAGAAGAAATAGATGGTATTGCGGAAAAACAAGCAGTGACTGTGGCCCACACTTTGAATTTGAATGGAACCGGTTCATTCACTCAATTTGAATGGGTGTATCAAGGAGCCACTTTGCAAACCGCAACCGCAAAGGGCATTGTTTCTAGTTTCAACAAACCAAATGGCACGTTAGTCCTTCGTAATATAATGGGTGAATTTTCTACCGTGTCTGCCATTAAAGGTGATTCCAGTGGTGCGTCGTGGACACTATTGAATCCTGCCGATACCATGGCAAACTTCAACAGAGAAATGAATATTGAAGATAATGTAAGAGTACAGCAAGAAGCTAATAATGTTCTTGACTTGTCTGAATTTAATCCTTTTGGCATACCATAAATGTTAAATACACAACACTTTTATCATCGAATAACACGTAAAATGGTCGCCGCATTTGGTACCATTTTTAATGACATTCGGTTAGTAAGATACAATCTAGCCGGAACTCAAGAGATTGAAAGAATCACTGTGCCCATCTCTTACATGGCTAAAGAAAAGTTTTTCCAAAGAACCACGGTTGACCCCGAATTGACTCGTGAGACTGGAATCAACCTTCCTAGGATGTCATTTGAACTCGTCAGCATCACATATGACCCATTACGCAAGACTTCAGCGTTTGGGACTCTAGTGGCTCCTAATACGGCTACAGGGACACTAAAGACAGTTAAAACTGCACCATACAATTTTGACTTCAATCTGAGTCTGTATGTAAGAAATACCGAAGACGGCACTCAAATTATTGAACAAATTCTACCTTACTTCAGTCCAGACTACACGGTCACACTAGAATTAGTTGATCTTGAAGGTATAAATGTTGATGTTCCCATCATTTTGAACTCAGTCTCATATTCAGTTATGAATGATTCGGATATAGATAATGTTCGAGTTTTAAATTGGGATCTTTCTTTCACAGCAAAAGCCTATCTATATGGGCCTATATCAGATAGCAAGATCATCAAACATGTTAAGGCTAATACTTTTTATTTTAATACTAGTAGTGCCAGCATAAAACAATTTCAAATGACAAATGGTAGCGGTAATTTCAAAACAGGTGAGTTGATATATGATGGTAAAAGTTTATCTTCCGCATCAGCTACCGCATTTGTGGATTCGTGGAGTCCTACAACCAATACATTAATAGTTGTAGATTCTGTCGGTACTTTCCCTGTAGGTAACACTTTTAGCGGCGCAGTCACCAATGCGACATGGAATATAGGTTCTGTGACCAATGGGGATTATAAAATATCAGCAATTACTGTTGATCCTAACCCATATACAGCAAACGTCAACGATGATTATGGATTTACGACTAATATAACAGAGTATTAAAATGCCTTCTATAAATGATAAATTGAGTGAAATTTTAGATGTAGAATACACGCCGATAGATGAAAATCCCACATCGAATTCACAAGTGATAGTACACGAAAATAATGATTCATCTGCCCTTTCTATCTCGGAAAGGGATAAAGCCGACATAGACTATGTCCGCGCAAATTATTACTCACTCATCGAAAATGGCAATGAAGCCTTACTAGGCATATTGAGGTTAGCTCAAGAATCACAACAACCTCGCGCATACGAAGTCGCTTCTGCCATGATAAAGAATATGTCAGAAGTAACCGAAAAACTTGTTATCCTCCAGAAACAAAGAAAAGAATTACAGCCAGAAGAATCATCGGAACATAATCCAAATATGAATATCGAAAAGGCAGTGGTTTACGTTGGTACCACAGCCAGTTTGTTAGAAAATATCAGAAAACATCAAAATGTAGAGATTGAAAATGGCGATGAGTAATAAAGAAAGGAAGATGAAACACTTCTATTTGGGCAATCCGAATTTGAAAAAAATCGGAGTAGTTCAAGAATTAACTGCACCCCAATTACAAGAATATAGTAAATGCGCCGAAGATCCTATTTATTTTATTGAAAAATATGTAAAAATTATATCCCTTGATCGTGGATTTATTCCTATTAAATTGTATCCTTTTCAAAAAAATGCAATTAATATCTTTCATAAAGAAAGAGAAGTTATTTTTAAGGCAGGAAGGCAAATTGGTAAAACTACAATTACCGTAGGGTATCTTCTTTGGTATGTTTTGTTCAATTCAAGTAAAACCGTAGCAGTTTTAGCCAACAAAGCAGCGACATCAAGAGAAATATTGGGCAGATTTAAGATGGCATATGAAGCATTGCCATTGTGGATACAACAGGGAGTCAATGCGTGGAATAAGGGAGACATCAGTTTAGAAAA